GTGTCAAAGGCTGTTCAAAAAAACTGCCACCTTTGCGTAAATTGCAGAATTGACACAATACCTGCAAATTCTCCTCTAAGTCTGATCCACCAAGCCTCTTTGGCACTATGTGATCGATGTGCATCTTGCCATCAGTCTCACCACACGATTGGCAGCAGTATCCATCCCTTGCAAGTATGCGTTCACGTATGCGTCGCCATCCCTTGCGATCGCTATCCTTCCACGCCTTGCTCATCAATAGTAACCCTTCAACTTATGAAACTCCCACGCTTTACACATTGAACCATATCGATGATTGATGTACTTAATCGTTGCATCTATCTGACGATAAGCGTCTAGGTTTCGATAGTGCTGTGAACGCATCTGACCTATTCCAAAATGACTTCCGTTCCTCGCAGCTGGATTCCAGGTTCGATTCTCTTTGTGGATTATCTTGCTGAAACATTGATACTGCACATCATTAATGATCCTTGAATGTGCATAGAGTTTATATTGATCAGTGTTCGAGGCTGTTGCGTGTTGCATCTGTACTGATAGCAAGCCTATACATAGGCATAACTGTGGCAATAGCCGAATACGCCTAAGCGAGCAATCCGCCTCAGCGGCTCGCTTTAAGCGAATCCAGCGTACTCCCGATGTCAAATACATTGCAAGAATGTGGATAAGTTGAACGGGGCTTTGGCGTGTTGTCCACAGGTTATCCACAGGCTTCACAATCTTTTGAATGACGTCTAACCGTGACTTTGAGTATCTCGATCGCCACATTTGGAGTTCCATCGATGGCAAATACCCTGCCGCAATCACACGTAAATTTGATTTCGGTTTTCATTGATGCCCCCATCCCGTACCCTTGAAATGGATTGGCGTCGATGTCCATATGCGATACATAGTGACTAGGCAATATAGGCAACCAGGTGGCGTGATGTCAGCATCGAAATCAGCTTTGATTGGACTGATATTGCTGCACACTGGGCATTTGAATTCATAGACTGGCATCTTGCACCTGGAATGATTGGATGCCTAATACGCCGCAAGATAGACATTCAACGCAGTGAACGTATGGCGGCAGATTATCTGCAACCTTCACGATTTTGTGATCTGTTGATTTCTTTTCAACCCTGCAATCAAGCCTGATAATTTCGAGCATAGATACTCCTATTCAAATTCTCGATTGGGTTTAAGTCTGACGGATTGATCCAATATGAACCATCACTGCGCTGCCTGGATGGACGCCGTGCCATACCAATAACGATCCACCCCACAATGTAGTAATTGGGTGAATTGCCCGTGACCAGCACTGCAATGTCATCGGCTCGATCACGATCACGCAAGATCAGACATCCAGCCTTCCAGGGTGTGTGCTTGACTTCAAGATTCCACCCCACATCGGCTTGATTCTTGAATGTATTGACTGTCGGCTTCCATTCATCAATTTGAAAGTATTTGGCGACTGCATTTTCAGCACCGATTGATTCAGCCATTCGTGCAATGTCTTGAAATAGATTCAATTTCTGCACTGAATAATCCGTCAATCCCTCAGCACCGACGGCTCGATCAAATGCTGCTTTGGCGCACATCATTTCCTCATCGTGATTCAGTTTGATAGGAATCATTTACATTCCTGACATAACCAAATCATCGTCAATCCCTGTGATCCGTCATATCGACCAAATTCCAGTGGCTTCCATCTTTCGCATTTGTCACACCAATCGATTGAAATTGGATTCTGCTCTTTGATTACCGTGCCATCGATCTTGAATGTGGTCTGTTCGCCAGTGCTGAGTTTTGTCATTTTCATTTCACCCACGATCACACCTGTGGCTTCCACTGCATATCAGCTGCTCTGACGTACCAAAGCGGTGCGCACTGAGTAGCCTTTGATTTTTCGGTGCAGGAATAATTTGCCCATTCCTTGCCAGTCTTTGATGAGACGCCTTCACGCCATACACGATGCCCGTGGACGCACGTTGGGGCTTCGGCGACCAGTTCCCCACCTAATTGGGTTTTGATCTCGTTGATGGCGCTGGATGCTGTGGTGAATCCATCCTCGCCAAATGGACGTGACCAGGGATCATCATCGATGAAAACCTTTGGCATAACCTCGACCTGTTCCATCGATTCCCGTGATGGTTTTGTCTCTGTACCTAATACCACGCTGGCACACCTGCCAATGGCACTGCTGACTGTATCCTCGACGTACCATCGTTTCATTTGGACGTTATAGGCAGTAACCATCCCGTGTGCATAATCGATGGCTGCTGGCTTCTCATCCTCAAATCGACGATAGATGCGGCACTCGATCAGGATGTATCCCTTTTCAGGATTCCAATCGATGATCGATGTTTCGATGCGGTTTGTTGGGTATGTAGCGTGTAAGCGAATGACTTTCTGATTGACCGTTTCGTATCCGTCCAGGAATGACATTATTTGATCCCCTTACGTCCAGCGATCTTTCCACGGATAAAGCCTTCAACCTGACCTGATTTGAACCCGATTGTGTATCCAGCGGTAAAGCCGATCAAGATGCCAAATAGCATCCACATCGCCGTTTCATTAAATGTGTACATTTCTTACTCCCGATAGGGAGATTTGTCGGAGTCTCCCTACGCATAAGGTGACGCATAGGGCTGACATTTGCAAGGATTCCGCGTGGGATTCGGCGTGTCTAAGGCTTCGGATGATCCTTTAGATGCTCGATCAGCAGGGTACGGATTTCCCTTACATCGCCACGGATGCCATCGGCAAATCCATTGCTGACGGGTCGGGAATTCTTTTCAGCCTTAGCCGCAAATAGTGCAGCGATAGCCGAAATGGTGGCAGCGGCGATCAATCCGATCGCTGTGATTGCTTCGGTCATTTAGCATTGACGCCAAAATCAGAATCCTTTGGATTCAAATATCGCAAAACTACGGGTACGACCGCTGATGCGCCAGCCATCAAAATTGCCTTTGGATCGGTAACTCCAGCCATAAACACGGCAAGTCCAGCGGCTATGAATGAACGCAACCAAGATGCGCCAAGTGCTTTCCATTGATTCATTTTGATTGTCCTAACTTCTCGATCAACGCAGCGGCTTTCGCTGGCGTCAAAGCAATTTCAAAGTGCATTTCATCCTTGCGGTTTCTGTAATCGCCGCCCCAAATTAAACCGTATTTCTTAGCCAGCGCACGGATCATCGGCACTTTTTCGATTGGGAATGTTCCCACCTTGCCCAATGGATGCTGAGTCGCATTGAGATCGATGGCTGTACCGCTGGAATGATTGCTCAGATTGTCGGTTGATCCGCGAACCTGGCGAAAGCAGTAGCCCCAATCGTCCAAAGTTCCTTCATCGATCGGTTCAATCAGTGTGTGGAATTCAGCTGCGAAACCGATTAACAATGGTGCAACCGCTTTGGCACACGCCAATTTCACGTTTGTGCCTGGAATGGAAAATGACTCGATGCCGATTTCTGCTCGTACTTTTGATGCCGTCCAGCCGTTAGCCGATTTAATCATTGCAGTAAAATTGCGGCTTCCTCTGCTGTTATGCCCAATCGTTCAAGCAGTGCAGATTTAGATTCTTTTTTGGCTGCTTCAATATCGGCAGTGGTCGTATTGATAATTCCTTTTTTCATTTCGGTCAAATCCTTTGCTGAAATCTCGATTTCAACGTTTGAATCTGTCAATGCGTCATATTCGTTGATGATTGCCATTTTTACCCCTTATGAATTTGCTATACCATAGACACGGATTGTGCCTGTAAATGTTCCACTTGCTGGAAAGATTGTGATTCCATCGTATGCAGCGGATGTACCGTGAACTCCGCCTGTAAATGATTGATAAACCGTACCACTGTAATCATATCCGTGTGAACCCGATTGAAATGTTGTTGTAGTAGTTCTTTGAGGATTAAACAAGTTAAATGAAAATCCATATGGTTTTCCCGTTGTATTTAAATCAGCAATTTTCCAAGCCGCCCCGCTTGAAACACTAATATTCCCAAAAGCGGTAGTACCAGCAGATAAATCATTGTAAAGAATGTTGGAGTAATAAAGAGTTGATGCGTCTGTTCCGCTGACTCTTAATTTGAAACAAATATTTGTTCCAGTAGACACCGAATCAATGTTTGAAACGATCATATAATTTGTATAAGTAGATGTAAAAACGTTATTAAGTGACTGACTCGATGATCCTGTGAAAGTTGCGCCACCCACATAAGTCAGTGCGCCAGCGCCACCACTCCCCCATTCAGGTGCTGTTGCACCTGCATTGACTTTTAGCACCTGACCAGCAGTGCCAATACCTAAGCGAGTTACTGCACTCGATCCAGTTGCATAAATGACGTCTCCAGCCGTAGTGACCGTTGATTTTGGAATGGCTGCATTTGCTGTTGTTTGCGCTGTTCCTGCTGCGGTGTTCGCCGTATTTGCTAAATCGTAAGCCGATTTTGTGGCTGTTGGCGTAGATGCCAGCACTGATGATGTAGTTGATGTTGAATCTGAAAGTTGCACCGCACCTGATTGGCTGGTCGATGCCGATTGGATTCCGACTGTGATAGCACCTGATGTGCCGCCGCCTGTCAGTGGTGATGTGGCTGTGACTGCTGTGATGTCACCAATATCATTCGTGATCCAGGTGAAATCCATATCGGCATTTGTAGCCTTTGAAAGAATCTGACCAGTAGTACCGCCTAGCAGATCAGCCATCGATGTTGCGACGGCTTGCCCAAAGACTTCAAAGTCAGCAGGTAAATCCGTGACCAAATCTGTGTTTGTCGGCATTTGCCAGTTGAATGGGGTGGTTGGATTGCTCATATTTTCTCCTTATGCTACGACTAGCGCATTTTCCCACGTGAGTGTGTTTGTGATGGTGTTCCAGGCTTCCGACACGCTGACTTCTTGCCATTTCAGCGCCTGGATTGAGTAAGCCAGTGGCGACAATAATGCCGTCACTGAAAGCGTGTTGTACCCTGCCTGAAATTGCCAGCCTTCAACGAATCCAAGATATTGACCAGCCGTCATATTTGCTGGCAAATCTGCAATACGCAATGGCAAGCCCATAAATATGTTGATCAATGAATCTCGATCTGCATCGTCTAATTCAGGATTGGTCAATTCATAGGTTATTGACTGCATCATCGCCTGTGGAAATGCTCGCAGGGTTAGGTAAAACGCAGCCTGGCTAACTGCATCCGCGTGATCGTGCAGTGTAGTAGTGATGATTTGACCTAAGCGACCAAATACTGCCACTGATGCCAAATCCTCATCCGATGTTTCATTGTTTGAATTTGCACCGTATTTTATAGTTATATCATTTCGTACGTCACCTGATCGGGTTTGAATTTTGATGCCTTGCGCAAGTGCCTGAGCAGCTGAAACGTCCACATACCCATTTGTTGCAAGATATTGCGTTCGATGTGTGGAATCGGCATACGAAATTCGACCGTACGCATCCTCATAAATATAACCAAGCCCTGATGTGGCAAGTGCTGAAACCAATGAATACACATCGATTGGATTGGCTGATCTAGCCGATAAATCATAATTGCCAGGTGTGTCAATTTCACCCAATCCGACATTTTGAGCATTTGCCCACGTTTCTGTCGCTGGAGTGTAATTGCCCCAAGTCAAAGCCGCTGGGACTTCCGACCAGTTATTAATCAGCAAATCCGTCAATACTTCAAGAATCTGAGTTCCATCATTGTGACGTGCCAAATTTGTCAGCCAATTTGCTTTTGGTAATCGTGAAAGCGCACCCAAAGCCACAATCGATATGACCTGATTGATCGCTATTGATCCACCTGTTGTCACCTCGATGGAAACGTCTGTGACTGATCCACCCCAAATTGGCACGAATGTACCTGTTGAATCCTGGATTGATACACCGACTGAATCATTGATATTGATTGTGACCTGAGATTGCGTCACGTTATAGATTTGGAGATTGCAGTACCCTGCCTGAGCCTGTTCATAAATATTGGATCGACCACTGGTCGCCGTTAAATTTGCCAGCACATAATTTTCATAGGAAACGCCATTGATGGTCAGTTGCCAAATCGGATTCCAAAGCGTCATCAGAATACCAATGCGGCTGCGCCGTTTGTGCCTCGATAATATGAATTGTTCAAAACGTTGATGATGCTTCGGGCTGTACCTTCGGGATCGATTGCGCCAGTGACGTTCAAATTGATGACGGTGTTTCCACCCAATGCGTTATTCGGAATGATTGATCCATTGCCCGATGGTGTAAATAATTCTGGACCGCGTTCACCGACCAGGTATGACGTGCCACCCATAACTGGACCGCCAGCGGCACGACCGCCACCAAAAACGTTATCGATAGCACCGCCAATCGCCTGGGTGACTGGATTGTTTTTGATGAAATTGACCATTGCTTTGATAGCGTTAAAAGCAGTATTGACGACCTGAACCAAATTGGCAAATAGATCGATGACGATTCCAATGGCTGTTCCCAACACATTGAACGCCGATCCCAATATTTTGCCCACGACTGGCGCATATACATCACGAATGAACGTTGCAACGGTCTTAAACAATTCCAGCAGTGGTGCTAATTTGTCTTTGTTTTCGACAATCTTTGCAGTGACCTTTTCAAATGCTGATCGTAATCCGTTGATGATCGGCGTCAAAAACGTTTCAATCGCTGGAATAACGAATTCAGTGATGAAAGCCCAAATTGCTTGAAATGTAGGGATGACGAAATCTCGAATGTATCCTGTCAAAGCCTCGAACACTGGCGTCAGTTTTGGACCGATTTGCTCGGCTAACGCCTGGATGGTTGGAATTACCTTATCGACGAAATTGCTGACCAATGGGGTCAATGCATCGAGTACGAATGATCCGACTGTTTCCTTGCCTTCATTGAAAGCGACTTTAAGCCGATCCATTTTGCCAGCAAATGTGTCAGCCTTTTCAGCTGCTTGACCGCCAAATGTTTCAGCCAGTTTTGCGGTGATTTCTTCCATCGACATTGTTTTCAATTCGGCTGCCGATAATCCGATGCCTAATTTCGCCAGGGATGCGGCATTGCCTTCCTGCGCTTTCGCCATTGCATTTGTGACGGCTTCCAGCGATTTTCCGCTACCTGCTGCGACATCGATGGCAAGTGATTGCAATTTCAAAGCAGCATCGGAATCACCCGTGGCTCTGACTAGTCTTTCAAAACTGGGACGCAATTCGTCATCGGTCAAGCCAGTGAGCAGTGATGTTTTAAGGATTTGGGATTCAACCGCTGCAATTTGTGCATTTGTAGCGCCAGTGACATTGACCAAAGTGCCAGCCAATTTCGCCTGGGCTGCTTCATCCTCAATGGCAGATTTCACGCCATCGATGAGCAATTTGCCAGCGTAAGCGGCGGCGGCTACTCCAGCGGCGGCAAATGCAGCGCCAGCAACCTTGCCAAATTTTCCGACTTTATCGCCAAATGTGGAAACTTCCTGTGAACCTTGATCTAGGTTCTTTTTTAGATTGTCAATATCGCCAAGAATCGCAAGTTTAAGGGTTCTTGAACCAGTGCCAGCCATCACCACTCCTTCGCAATTCTACTGAAAGCATTTTCCCATTCGTTTATGATATATGGCTGTTCGGCTCGCAGTGTTGGGTAAATAAACCATCCACGCGATCCGCGACCTTCTCGACCCGACCACACTGGAAATTGCTTGAATCTGTTTGATCCAAATTCTGATCCACCCCAAAGATCACGGGTAGTTGCACCACCTGAAAACTTTTGCGATACGTAACCGAATGAAATTTCACCAAGTTTGCTGGATTTGCTGACCTTTGATCCATCGGCAATTCGACTGGCGACGTCGCTTGATTGCAACGATCCAGCCGCCGATTTAATCTTGCCCTGAAGATATTCAGCCAAAGCATTTGATACACCTTTGGCTTCCTGGATCGCTTGATCGTCCATACCTTTGAAAGCACCGATGATCTTGCGTAAATCTGCTTTGTCATAAGCAATCGCATCCTCAGCCATTTCGTTTCTCCAATATTTCCATTGCGGTCAAAATATCCTCAGCAGATGTCCATTCAGACATTGGGATTTGCGTGGCAATCGCTAGTTCAATGACTAGTCGGCTGAGACTGCCTCGCTGATGGCTTTTGGGTCTTGATCTCCAAAGGTTACATCCGAAACTGTTTCAACCCATACGTCATACGGCTTGACTGGCTTTCCAGCTGATTCACGTTTCATTGCGTTATATGCAAGGAATAGCAAATCGCTAATGCCCATTTCATTTGCCTGTTGAATTGTTTTGCCTGTCTTAATTTCCCATTTCATCCATTCAGGTGGTGCAGCCACGTAGGTGGCTACATCACCTGACTGATATTCGATTGTGATTGCTGTTTTCATACTCCCGATCTCCCTTGATTAATCTAGTACTGGCGTGGTCACGCAAGTGAATGAAAGTGATGCAGTCAAAGCGTCAGGTGCAGTTCCACCCAATGCTGGGAATATTGGCTGCACATCGAAAGCGTAAGCCACTCCGCCCACGGTGAATAAAACTGCCAATGGTGTATTTGGTGATGCTGATGCGGCGTTCCAAAGTGCTTCACATAATGAAGTTCCAGCGCCAAAATCTTGCAGCATTTCTACTGCGAAAGTACCCTGCGAATCCGTAGTGTAATACGCTTTTCCGTCAAGTGTTTGATATGTATTGATTGTTGAATCAATGGTAAGTGTTGCGGATGTAGCCTGGGCATCAAAGTTATCACCATCGATGGTGAATGTGATGTCTCTACCCGTGATGATAGTTGTTGCCATTTTGTCTCCTTAGTTGTTTTCCTGTGTGAAATAAGTCGAAACACTGAGATCAGCGACAAGCAGATTTGATGCCCCGACTGAAACTATTGACGGTCTTTGAACGTCACCGACGACGTACCCTGAGGGCATAGCCCCCAAAATGCTGATGATTAGGGCTTCGAGTTGATCCAAAGCGCCTGAGTTGCTGTTATTTGCCACGGCTGCCGTGACCACGAAATTGACCTTGACCTTTGTGACCGCACCGTTGATCAGTACGCTTTCAAGCCAGGGTGAATCGGGAATGATTACGCAAGCAGGTGGGATCACTGCTTCGGGTGCTACGGGATACACGGATGCAGCGACGCCAGCAAGTGCAGTCGCTAAATCATTTCGTACATCGAGCAGTGTGGTCATTGGCATATTGAATCCACATCGTAAAATGCTGAAATCAATCCAATGACACGATTCTGCAATGATCGACCCATTCGATATGGAGTCGGTGCAAAATCAACGCCTTCAATCTGTCCACCTGGCGCTGTGATGCTTTGAAAAATCTCTACTGAAACGATCAGAATTGCTTTGTTGATTGCTGGCACATTTGCATAAATTTCAGCAGCTGAGCCGCCATCAAGTGTGATCGTTCCCGCTGGAATGACGGGTGTCAAAATTCGATCGGCTTCATTTACGGTTGCAGTGACCTGAAAGGGTCTGACGGAATGATCACTAACTGTATATGGTCCATCGAGTCCGTTACCTATTCCAGCGAGTACGACCTGTTGCCCCTGGACGAAATAATTTGGACGCAATGTGTCGATGTATAAAACGTCATCGGCGATGCGTGTTGAAACTACTGCGCTCTGATATTGCGTAAGCATCGGCAAGATTGTGATCTCAGCCGAATCAATAATTGAATCAAGATATTCGTCAGAAAAAAGGGATTCGGAAACACCAAGCACCTGACGCAATTCATCTGCGGTGACAATGTTTGGCATTTCCGATCCTCTCGTCTGCTCGGCTAGTTCGGGAGTGACCTAGCCGATGATTAGTTTTTATTAGTCAGAAAAACGGTATGCGCCGTAGCCAATTTTCGTGGCTGTTGAACCATAACCGTACATAAGAATTCCGATTGAACCATCTGAAATGATGTTCGTGCGGAGTTCTAGACGTGGGGATTCGTACCAAGTGTATGAATCGCGGTTGATGACGTACATTGAATTGTCACCTGTACCTGATAGCGCAGTATCAACCCAAAGATCAAGTCCATTGACTGATCCACGGAGTGAACGTGGCTGAGCATTTCCTGCCGCATTTTGAGGTTGCAGCGCATTGTAAATTGGTCTGCCATCGACGTTGAATGACATTATGCGACCCCACATTGCAGGTGAGACCACGATGGCATCAGCAAATTTATGTGTTTGCTCATAAACGTAAACTGACGCAGTTGAAACCCACGCAAGCAATTCCTCAGCTGTGATGTCTGATCCATATCCTGTTGATGCTGTTGCTGAATTTGCAATGATTTGCGCTGAGTTATACTCATTGGTTGCACGTGCATATTGCGCAGTGAGATTTGAAATCAATTCGGTGAAAAATAGTGGATCGCTGCGATCTGCTAATTCCACGGACATAACCTGGCTGCCCTTGAACGATTTGACATCCACGTTGATGAATTCAGATTCCATCACTGTTGGAGTTACTGGATCAAGTTCGTCGATCTGACTTACATTTGGCAGTACTGTAATTTTTGGGATTTGAAAAACGAGTCCTGCGCCTGGGAGTGTTCCCGTTGAAATCGAATCGATTGAGGCTCTTACATTGTCAGCAAGTCCATTTACTACTTCACGCAGTTGGCGTGTAGGGATCAGTCCTGGATTGTCTGTCGATGCTGTTGCCGCTGCAATGTAAGCACGTGATGTTTCTGATCCACGGGCTGCTGCAACCTGATGCATCAAAAATGTTTCAGGTGATACGACTGGGTTGCGTGTTGCGATGAAATTAACTGGCTTTGGTGCTGCTGCTTTTACTTCTGCTGCCGCTTCTACCGTCTCGGCGGTAGTTGGCTCTGTGACGGTGTTTTCCACGGCGTCTCCTTCTGTTGATGGTGTGGGTGTTGCTTCCGCTTCATCGGATGATGGCTCGGAATTTTCTGGTTCGGTAGTCGCTGCGACATTTGATACACGTGCTGAATCAAATGCAGGATTATGCGTCAAAGCGACACCGACCAAATCTGCTTTACTGACGACCATTGTGCCGTCCTCGTTATATCCGAAATCGATTGCGTTTGCTTCAACGCTGAATCCATCACGGAGTCCGTCCATTGCTTCCTGGATCGCATCTGATCCAGCAGTGGTTTTTGAAATCTTGAATGTTGCATTGATTGATTTTCCATCAGGTGCAAATTCCATCGATAGTGTTTTGCCGATTGGACGTGCTGAATCGTGTTCAAGATTCAATTTCACATTTGCTGGATTGATTGATCCTGCTTTGAATAACACTTTACCTGTTGATGCTTTGGCGGCGGTATCAAATGCAACGATTTGTCCAGTGATGGTTCGTGCTTCGGAATCAGCCGCGGTGATTGTGAACGGTGTATTTACCTTCATTTGATTAGTTCCTCTGATTGTCGGATTTCATCGATTGTGATTGCTGGATTGCCCTCAGCATCCACGATCGAATTCAGGATTTTGTAAATATTTGCACGTTCAAGATCGCTGCCACGTAGGTAATCTGATAAATCGTATTTAACCTGTTGCGTTGATGGAATGAAATCAGGCATTGAAAGTCTTTCGGTGATGCTGGTCATCAGCGGAATAAGTGAGAAATCCAGCAGCGTTTGGCGCTGTGTGCTTGCATTGCTGTAAGTCATCGATGATCCAGTTTCAGCATCGACGTAATATGCAGGGATTCCGCAAGCACGTGCAATTTCAGTGGCGATGTACGATCTCGCAGCTGCTAACTGTAATTTTTCAGGATCAAATCCGACTGTCTCCAAAGTTACGTCAGCATTTAGAAACGCAGTGCCACGATTGCGTCGGGCTGTTGCCCACGAATCAAGCAATTTGGCGATTCTGTCAGCAGGTAAAGCCGTGCCGTTGGATTTCAACACCATTGATGGAATTGGCTCACGTGCGTACATCGCAGCGGCACGTTCAAGTTCCGCACCCGTGCGGATTGTTCGACCTGCTCGATTAAGCACGCCTTCATCGTTTCCGTTAAATACGACCAATGATCCAATACCTGAATTCGGTACTGGCGTGCCATCGACCATATAATATTCAATTTCAGTGGCAAGCGAATTCGTTTGAATGGTCACGCGTGATGGTGAAACGCGTTGCACGCTGCGCACCCGATTCGTATCGGCAAAAAATTCTGTGATCTGCCAATACCCATAGCCATATAGCAGAATGTCCTCTAGCGTCCACACATAAGTCGCTGATCCTGGCACACGTGGATCAGGTGTACGGATAACGCGTGGCAGCGCATCCTCGATTTCCATTCCCGTGGATCGATCAATGACTTCAAGTCCGATCGATGCGATCGATGAGCAGATTATGTTTCTTGCCCTGGCTGCCGTTGGAATTGACATAAATTCCTCACGGGTTGCAGTGTTAGCACCACCGAAAAATGGCGTCAATGAATCCAATGATGTGACTGGACCAAGTTGGGCAGATACGTCAGGTGATTGCGGCGTTGCCACCGTTTGAATCTGACGCGTTGCAAA